TCGGCGTTTCAAGAGCGCGTGACATTGTAAACAACCGGGATCTGTCGATTGAGACAGTCAAAAGAATGCGCAGCTATTTTGCGCGGCATGAAGTGGACAAAGAGGCTGAAGGCTGGCGACCCGGCGAGGATGGTTATCCAAGCGCAGGCCGCATCGCTTGGGCGCTTTGGGGCGGCAACGCAGGTCGCAGCTTTGCAAACAGAGTTTTAGATAGTTTGGAGACAAAGATGTCACAAGAAATCAGAACGCTTGATACTGGCGTTGAAATCCGAGCCGACGAGGATGGTATAAAAGTCAGCGGATATGCTGCGGTTTTTGAAGAGGAAACCAACATAGGCGGTCAGTTTATGGAAAAGATCGCTCGCGGCGCATTTGTTGACGCGGTTGACCGTGATGACGTTGTGTTTTTGATTAATCATGAGGGTTTGCCACTCGCGCGCACACGGTCTGGCACGTTAACACTGCGCGAGGACGAGCGTGGCTTATACATGGAAAGCAATCTGGATGAAAATGACCCAGATGTGCGCGCCCTAGTGCCTAAGATGAAACGCGGTGATCTGGATAAAATGTCGTTTGCATTTCGCCCAACTCGGCAAAGCTGGGATGACAGCGGCAACATACCGACCCGCACAATCGAAGAAGCCAGCTTGTATGACGTCAGCATAGTCACAACGCCTGCATATGACGGCACTGAGATCGGCTTGCGGTCGCTAGAAGCGCACCGAGCAGATCAGCAAATTACGCACGCCAATCGTCGGCTGCGTATGAAATCCAAACTTTAATTGATCCAACAGTTTAACCGCGCTTCGGCGCGCTGAAAAACGGCGGTTCCCGCTGTTTGCCCTATCCCCTGCGCCTTGGGCAAGCGCTTCGGAATGAACGTCGTGATGACGTCCAAATCCCTTAGATGGAGGCCCATTAGATGGCTAACTCTGCAATCGAATTGCGGGAATCAATGGCGCGTATTGCGACCAATGCCCGTGCAAAATTAGACGAAGTTCAAGACAATACACCAGAAGATCGCGCCGCTGAAATTGAGCGTGAATTTGACGCTATGATGGCCGATCATGATCAGCTTGGTCAACGTGCCGAGCGCATGGAAAAAGCTGACGCGGCAATCGCCCGGTCAGAAGAAATTGACTATTCCAAGCGTCCACAGTTTGAAGATCGCAGCGCGCCTGCGGTTGATAACGGCGTTTCAATTTCTTACCGCTCTGCATTCTGTGAAATGATTGCAAGCGGTGGTGTTGCAAACATGAGCCTTGAAGCGCGCTCAGTTTTGGAAACAGAAAACCGCGTTCAAACTGCCGGCACAAACAGCGCAGGCGGGTTTACTGTTCCTGTCGAACTTGCTGGCTACATTGAAAAGGCAATGCTTGCCAGTGGTCCAATGTATGATGACGCGTTGTTCACCACTGTTAACACAGCGGCTGGCAACACGTTCAACATTCCGACCATCGATGACACTGCAGTCACAACAACCGCTCATACTGAAGGCACACAGCCAACAGATGACGGCGGCAAAGATGCAACTTTTGCGCAGAAAACTCTGAGCGCATACGCATTTGACACCGAGTGGCTGCGCTGGTCTGCCGAGTTGAACACTGACAGTGTTTTAAACATGGAAAGTTTGTTGGGCGAGTTGCTTGGTGAGCGCATGGGTCGGACTGCTAACACAGCGTTAACAACCGGGTCAGGTTCGTCGGCTGTTGAGGGCATTGTAACCGCATCGACACTTGGCAAAACTGCGGCGGCAACTGCGGCTATTACTAGCGATGAAATCCTTGATCTGATCCACTCGGTTGATCCAGCTTATCGGGCCAGCCCACGCACTGCGATCATGATGAACGACAGCACTTTGTCGGCTGTTCGCAAGCTCAAAGATGGAAACGGAAACTACCTTTGGGCCATGGGAAATTATCAGGCCGGGGTGCCTGCTAGCTTACTCGGCTACAATGTTGTCATTAACCAAGCGATGGACAGCTTGGCGACTGCCAAAAAGGTCATGATCTTTGGCGATATGTCAAAATTTTATGTTCGCAAAGTTGGCGCGCCTTCGATTTATGTCGCGCGTGAGCGTTTTGCGCCTGACTTTGGCATTCTTGGTTATATCCGCTTTGATGGTTGCTTGGTCAACACTGCAGCAATCAAGCACATGATTACTGCTTAATTAAGATCGGGCGGGGCTATCATGGCCCTGCCCATTCCCTTTTTTGGAAGGTTTTTCAAAATGAAAATTAGAATGTTGACCAGCATGGCAGGGGCCGATTTTTCGCATAACTTTGGCGATGAAATTGAAGTGACCGATGCTGAAGGCAAGCGATATATTGAGGCTGGCATTGCCGAGCCTGTTGTTAACGCCACGAAGATTGAACGCGCGGTCAAAAAAGTTGTCAAAAGCAAAGCGACCAAAAAATGACACTGACCGCACAGCACGCGCTCGAACTGGTGACGCCTGCCGTTGCCAATCCTATTTTATTATCCGAAGCCAAGGCGCAACTGCGCGTTGAGCATAACGATGATGACGTAATTATTGCGCGGCTGATCAATGTTGCGACCGCCTATGTTGACGCTCAAGGCGCGCTAGGCGCTTGCATGATGACGCAGACTTGGGGGCAATGGCTGGGGCAAAATCCCGGCACTGTAACGCTATTGCTTGGCCCGGTCCAATCTGTCTCTGCAGTCAAATATTACGACGTCAACAACGCGCTGCAAACCGACACGCTATCAAATTATAATGTTTTAGGCACCAAGACGCGCAAAATCGTTGCGCCTAAGAACGGGTTTAATTGGCCGTCAACATTTCAGCGGGATGACGCAATTAAGATAGAATATGTTTGTGGATATGGCGGCACGTCGCACAGTGTCCCGCAGAACGTTAGGCACGCGCTTATGATGCTGGTGGCTCACCTGTATGAAAACCGCGAGGCAACGCAGGGCGACAAACTGATCAGCGTGCCATTTGGCTTTGACGAAATGCTGGGCCAATCGCGGGGCCATTGGTATGGCTAGAGCAGGATTGCTGCGCGACCGTGTGACGTTTCAGCGGCTTGATGCTGGGTCTGATGAATACGGCAACGAATATAACAACTGGTCAGACTTGGCGACGCGATCCGCAGAATTAACAGAAAAAACAGGCCAGCGGCAAGTTGAGGGCGGCGCACTGCAAGACGTGGCACGCGCTATTCTGCTATGCCGCTCGGACAGCGTCACAGCGGCGATTACAGCGGCAGATCGCGTGATTGCCAGAGGTATTACTTGGTCAATACAGACGGCCACACAGGCCGACGCCAAGGGCGAAATGCGCGAATTTGTTTTAGAAAAAGGCGTGGCGTCGTGAAGGTCACAGGCCAGCGCGCTTTATCAAAGCAACTTAAAAAAATGCCTGACACTGTTCGCGAGGAATTGGAAAAAGTCACGAAGCGATCAACTAAGCGGTATCGCAATTTTGCGCGCAGGATTGCGCCTAAAGCCAGTGGCAAAACAATCGACGCAATCACAAGTCACGTTATGGTCAACGACAACGGCGTTTTAGGTTTTGTCAATTTCAACACAGGCACCAAAGAAAGCGCAATCAGACAGGTCAGCATTTCGTATGGCGCAACTCGCAAAGATCGCGGATCGACGCAGGGTTATCAATACATCCAAACAACTCGAAATTTCATTGGCGATAAATTCCAGCGCGCAATCAAACGCGCGGTCAAAATTGGAATGGAGAAAGCATAAATGGCTGATGGTTTTGGACTTGCGCTGCAGAAAGGTATCCGCACGCGGCTAATCAATTATACCGATTTGACTGCGCTGATATCGACGCGCGTATATGACGAGCCGCCTGCAGATGTTGTGTTCCCATATTTGCGTTTTGTCGAAGTGCAGCCACGCATTTTTGACGTCGATGACAAGACAGGCGCGCGGGTTGACCTGACTATGCGCGCACATTCGCGCAGCGCGTCAGGTCGCGTTGAAGCAACGCAAGTCGTTGAGGCTGTCAGGGCTGCTCTGCACAGGCAAGAGGCCAGCGTAACGACGACCGGCTTCAACCTAATTGAGCTTATTTTTGATGATTATTTCGCTGAAAGAGACGCCGATGGGCGAGGCTATACAGCCTACATTTCTTTTAACGTGATGATGGAAACCACTTAGGTTTCTAACGCCTTTTCGCGGCTTAGGCACCCGCTTTTGAACGTCGGATGACGTCCATAT